GAACTACTCATGGTTGTCATCTTTGTTGGAAGGAGGATTGTTGCCGTGCCACAACGCGGCGAGCGATTTCCCATGCGTATGAATCAGCGTCGGGTCGCTGGTGAAATGTATGGGTTCAAGATCGGGTATCGGCGTGATATACGAACGTCGCTTGTGCCACGTGATCTTCGTAAAGAAGATAACGGTGGTCGCACTTCTGTTCTAAGGGATTTCGTCGATTTCTGCGATCTTGAAAAGCCGTCTAACCGTTTCGCATCAGACGAGCTAGCGGGCGAAGGAAAGATAGGACCAGTTTCATGGGCCCTACCATGGGACGTCTCTTACGGCGGGAAGCCGTCGCTTGAGACTACGGCTCATCGTTTCTTTGCACCACATCCAACGAACTTGGATGTTATGGCAGTTAGCTATGCGAGCGGTGTCGTAAGATCCCTGTCAAAGGCGTGGGGGCAAAGACGCATAGAACCGCTTCCTCTTAAGGATGCCGTCTTTTGCTTTCGCGGCAAGCACGACTTTGGGTATCCCTACTTCTCTTCCAATCCTAATGAGTGTTTTTATGATGCGTATGAGCAGTCGTACCTCATATTACGCCATCTGGATCTCCCGCGCGCTTTAGCGAATCCTGCTTTATTGGGTACGCGACAAGTGTCTAGAGGACCGGGAAAGCCGGGGAAGGGTCGCGTTATCTTGCGGTGTGCACGAAGAACAAATAACGTCGCAAAGATGTTGTTTGAAGCTTTACATCCACGCTTGAAACTCCATCCGAGCTTCGCCGCTTGGTATGGTCCGCGAGGCGTCGATGCGGTTATGCCACTGTTTATGAGACGCGCGAATGGGCCCATGCTGTCAGGAGACTTTGAGAACTTCGATGCGTCAGTTTCTCGCGACGTTCTCAACATCATTTTCTCCATAATAGCAGAGTGGTTTGTAGAGGATGCGAGTGGTTTGATTAACCTCGTGAGAGATGAATTTAACCACTGTGGTCTCATCATCCCAGGCAGTTCTGAGCTGCCAGACTTGGACGTTTTGATAGGTAGGGGTGGTGGGATTCCCTCGGGACACGTGTTAACGAATCTCGTGGGAAGCTTAGTGAATATGTGGTCGATGGCTTACGCTGCGTTTAAGATTGGGTGTCGTCTGTCGTTTTGCCTTGTGCAGGGCGATGACGGCGTCTACTGCTTTGACGGTGCGTGGACCAAAGACGCGTTGTCCGCTGAGCTCTACAGAGATACCGGGCTTGTTTTGCAC